AATTGCGGGTGCAGATTCATAAAATACTCTTTTAATTTCTATACTACCTGTTATTCCAGCATCTACCGCCCATTGTCCTAAATCATATTCTTGAACAGATGCTGTTGTTGGTATTGACCCTGAATAATAAGTTATATTCCCTCCTGTACCTGCTTCAGCCCCATATTGTTCAGATAATCTAACAATAGGCTCAAAACTAGGAGTTACAATAGAAGTATTTAAATTACTTCCAGTTGATAACCCTTCAAAAGTTAACTGATTATCTCTAATTTTATAAGCATATAATTCATTTCCATAAGTTGTGACTGATTCTTCAAATGCGGCATAAAAGCTTATATCTTGAAGTTCTACATCTACTAAAGGATATCCTAATCTTCTGGCACAAAAGTTTGCAACTTTATCTGCATCTAATTGAAAATCACTATCTGCATCGTAAAATCCAAATGGAGTATCAGCACCCGGGGTAAATGAACTGGAACCGGGCCAAATTGGTATGTTTGCCATATTATGTTTTATTTATAAATATTAAATTACTTTTTATTATTATAAATATAAGACTTCAAGGTGACTATTAATTTGGTTAATGCGCGCTTTTAATATTATAGTTTTTTTATATTATAAGTTATATTAAAAATTATAGTAAATAATAAAACTACGTTAAAAAACGGATATAATTCAATATAATGATATAATGAGATAAGTAGTAATATAATTATAAAATACTGTTAATTATAAATATTTTAAGATAAAAAAACCCGGCACAAGGCCGGGTTAATTTTTAGAATTAATCTAAACTACTGCTTATAGAGAGTTTAAACCATTTACTTCTATGATACCATAGAATTCTGGTCTAACCATTTTCTTAGCATATCTAGTTAATAATCCTTTTCTTGGAGTGAAAGTATCTGGATCATATACTAGTGGAGTCATAATTAATGGAATGTATGGAGCAAAAACAGCACCAGCTTCTAAGAACTGACCTCCTCTAAATCCTAATAAGATTTTATTTTCAGTCATATATGGGTTCTTGTAAACTTTTTGTCTGCTATTTAAAGCACCTACTTTCTGTACACCAAATGCGTAACTAGCTTTTGAAGTATCACCATCTGAATCAGCAGCAAATCCTGGAATAGATTCTAAGATTGTACCTACAGTTGGAGAACATACTAGGAAGTTAGCACCACCTCTTAATGTTTTCTGGTGGATGATGTTAGATAGTTTTTGGATTTTAGTTCCTAAAGTTTGGAACCATTGTCCTTGGCTATTGTAGAATCCTAAATCAGTTACTGTACCGTTAGCATCTTGAGCAATAGATCTGTTGTTAACAGCTGACCATACTTCTGTTCCAGCAGCAGCAGAATCAATTAACATATCTAAAATTTCTAAGTCAATTTCTAATGAAATGTACTCACTTAAGATTGAAGTTAATTCAGCTTCAGCGTCTAGAGCGTGGTAAGCGTTAAGATCTTGAGCAAACTCAGGAGTCCATACAGCTTTTAGTTTTCTAGTTTTAGCAACGATTGCAGATGATTTCATCTGTACGTTAATTTCTGGGATAGAGATTGGAGTGTTTTCTCCATTTAGAGAATTATTTCCGTCTTCAAAATCACCTCTGTATTGATCAGTTGGTTGTAGAGAATAGAATACTATTGTATCTGCAGCCGGGTTGATACTATCTTTGTCTACTATAAACTCGATATCATTACCATCAGCACTAATTTTAGTAAACTGTGGGTATTGTTGAGCTTCAGTTGGAGCGTTAGATCCTGTTAATCTAAATGCTCTAATAGCTTCAGCATCATAGTTAGAATCAAGTGTTGATAATACTACATTAACTGATACTACATCTCCATCAACGATTGATTGAGAAAAATCTGAATCATAATTAACATCAGACCAGTCAGCAGAACTTGATGCAACATTTCCTGCACCTGGAGCTGAAGATGTGTCGTTAATAGAATATCCAAATCTACCTGCACCATATAATCCTCCAGTGTTTGTGTTTCCAAATGGGTTCGCACCAGCGTTACCATATAAAGAACCTCCTGAAGTAAATGGAGCTTTGTCAGTACCATACTGGAAGTCTAGGAAAAATACTAGTCCAGATGGTAAATTCATTGGTTGTACAGAAACAAATTCTTGAGCAGCAATTTGTCCAAATACTTTTCTTACCAATGGTAGGGCTACACCAGCCCATTGCTCACCTACACCAGCAGTAAATGTACCTTGAGAAGCGGCACCTCCACCAGTTTGTGAACTTTCAACTACAAGTTGTTTAGCTTGGTTTTCAAGGATAATTCCCATATTATTTTTATGAGATCCCCCTAAACCTTCTAATAAACCTGTTTTTTCCCACTTTTCAGATAGTCTAGCAGCGTCGCTTTGTACTGAGTGATATGGGTTTGCACTTTCTAATAAAGTTTGTAAACTCATTGTTATTAGTTTTTTTTAGTTAAAATTAAATTATTCCAGCTAATTTTTTAAATCTATCAACCATAGCATCGCTTTCAACGATTGGTTGTTTAGCACTAGGAGCTGTACCTGTTGCTTTAGATGCGCTACCTTTTACTTCATTAACTGATTTACTAACTTTATTAGTTATTCCTTCATTTAATGTTTCAAAGACAACTTTTGCCTCTTTAACTGTTGATGCCTTATCAAAAGCTTTTAATACTCTTAATTTTTTATCTTCAGATAAATTTTTAGCTTTAAAGATTTTGTTAGTGTAAAGTAATTTAGCATTTAGTAGATTAACTTCTTTAATTTCTTCTTTAAGTTCTTCTACTTGAGCTAAAGCTTCTTCTAAATTGACGGCATAAGCAGAAGTTGATTGTCCAACCTTTTTAGGGTCTAGTTCTTTTTTACTAGCTCCTCTTGTAGGGTTGTTTTTCTCATTCCAGCTTACTTCATCCATTTCCTCTAACTTTTCTTCTTTTTCTTCTTCCATGACTTCTACTTCTTCATCTTCTACTTCGATATCTATATCCATGTCTGATTCTTCATCATCCATTTCCATTTCTTCACCAGCTTCCAATTCTCCAGCTTCTACCATGTCCTTAATTACATCTTCAATAAATCCTTTAAGGTCGTCTTCTGACATGTCCTCTAAATCAATTTCTTCATCTTCCATTTCACCTTCTGATTCTTCGTCTTTGACTTCAATTTCGTCTTCGACTTCTTCTTCTTCAGTTACTTTTTCAGTTTCTTCAATTTCTTCAGATTCTTTAACTTCATCTTTGTCTTCGTCTTTAGCTTCGTCAATTTCTTCCTTAGCTTCTTCGATTTCTTTAGATTCAGTTACCTCTTCGTCTTCATTGATTTCTGCAAGTAATTCGTCTAAGTTAACTTCTTCGTCAACTTTGTTTTCCTCTGCTACTTCTTCAGATTCTTTAACTTCATCTTTGTCTTCTTTTTTAGCTTCATCTAATTCAGTAGAAATTTCTTCTTTAACGTCGTCTTCTTCATACTTATCGTATTTTTCTTCAACGTCTTCTTTATCCATTTCTTCTAATTTAGCAGATAACATAGATTTCAAATGTGGAGTAAAAGCTTCTTCTAAAGCGGCTTTGGCGTTTGCTATTGCTGTTTCTTTTACAGCTTTAGCATCCGCAATTGCTTCTTTAAGCAAATCTCTGTTGTTTGACATAATCGCAAAATTTGTTTGTGAAATACGTTTATTAGAAACGTAATAGGGTAAGTTATACTTTATTTAATACCATATAGAGATGGCATATTATGATGATACGTATATGAGTATTTTATAAAATTAACAGATAGGACAAGAACCTTTAGAACAAAGGATTTCTCTTATAACATTATTTACATTAGTATAATCATATGTAAATATTTTTTTACCTTCATTTAAGGTATGCATAAAGGAACCAGGATTGGATGGTGTTGAAACAAAATCCCAACATAATAATTCAAAGTCATCTTGTACTTCCATTACATTACCATTTTGTTCTAATGAACCCATACCACGAGATGAAACACCTACTGTTACACCTGCTTTAATTAATTCTTTTAATATGTTTCCTGAAGGAGTAGATAAAATTTCTATTTTACCCATTACATTATCTCCATCCCACCAATAATCTGAGATTAAATGAGATACATTTTGTAAATTTATAACTGAGGATTCGGGATGGTCTAATTCTCCCATTGAGCGTCTTTCTTGGATTAATTCATTATATTTATCCATTTCTCTATCCCATAAACCTTTAGAGTAATATCTACCATTGCCATTTTTAACTTCGGCTGTAGCTAATACACCTTCAACCATTAAATTACCCGTCTTTTTATTAACATTTTCTGTTAATTGAAGAGGGTTAACCTTAAAAGTATTTACTTCTATTAATAAGGATTTATTCATTTTCTAAAGCTACTTCTTCTACTTCAACTCCATTAACCATTTCTTCATCTACAATTTCTTCTTTTTGGTATTTTTTACCACACATCTTTTCATATATCTTTTCCATTTTAGCTTTTCTTTTTTCTAAAAGCTTTATTTCTTTCTGCATTTGTTTCATTTTAGACTTATCAATTAATTCTTGAAGATTTTCATCCTCATTAATTGAATTTACTCTATCAACTTTTTCAGCAATATGATCATGTAAATAATTTAATTGGGCTTCTAACTTTACAGCTTCAGCTTCTTTACCTATTTCTGCTAGTTTAGAATCAATTGATTCTTTTTTCATTTTTTTCTTTTCTATTTTTTCTCCTTTAGCTACTCCAGCACCATATGCATCTTCTTCACCTTTATCTTTTTTATCTATATCTTTAGCACCTTTATCATCTCTTTGAAATTCATCATAGCTTTCATCTACTTCATCAGCAATTTCTTTTACTATTTCATTTTGTTGAGCAGATATTGAATTTGGGTTACCTGTAGATACTACATTTCCTCCCATTAAAGATTCTGAAACTACTTTTTTTAATTTATCTGAATATCCACTAGAAGCATGTTTACCTGATACTTCTTCTAATTCAGTTTCTTGATATCCAATACCTTCAACACCAAAAGCAGCATTTTTTATATAATACTGACCATCTTTAGCTAAATTTTTAGAAACTATTTCTTTTATTTCTTCAATAGTTTTATCAGGATTTTGTTTTGATTCAAAATAAACACCATTCATTACTTCTTGACCAATTTGGTTATCTAAATTTTTAGGGTCTTTATAATCAAAGTTATGAGATTCTACTTCTTCAACATGTTTAGAAACTTTTTTTTCTTCAACTTTTACAGCTTCATCATCTTTCTTTTTATCTTCTGCTAGAAATTCAGCAAATTTATTTTCAAAGTTTTCTTTTGGAGAAGATTCTAAATTATTAATAGGTTGTAAATCTACGTATCCTGTTAGATTTTCATTGATTAATCCTTTTTTTACGGATTCGAATATTTTTTCTGAATTTTTCATATTTTTATAATAATGTTTCAATATCTTTTATATAGTCCCCAATTAAATCTGTGGGTTTAAATACAGCAAAACTTGTAGGGTTTTCTCTATAATATTTTATAGTTTCAATTTTTGATTGACGTATTAATTTTTTTATATTATCTAATCTAAGTTCTAAATCATCAAAAACCATAATTCGTTCATCATGGAATTTTTTTGTTTTATCTTCTTTTAATTTATAATTATACATATTAAAAGTTTTTTACCTCTAAACCACTACCTTTTTGGACATAATTTCCATTTTTGTCTTTAGGTACTAATTTATACTTAAATTGCTTTATATATGCATTATCTTTTACTCCTTCTTCACTTGCTTTAGGGCCTGGACCTAATGTAGCACCCACTCCTTCAGGTACTATTTTTTTTTGCTTTTTAGGTAATTTAAAAGCATACTTCGTTAAATACGCTCCTGCTCCCCCTGATGTTGACATTTCATTTAACTTAGAAAAGAAATCTTTAGCTAATTGTTTATATTCTTCTTTTTCATCAGCATCTAAATATCTAAATGCTTTTTGGTAATTAAATTTTAAATCATCAAAATAATTTTTAGCACCTTTAGATTCAGTAACTACTGATTCATTCATATCATAGTCATTGATTTGTTTACTAATTCTGTATAATTTAGCTTCTAATTTTTCTAATTCATCACCATATCTGTCTGCAATTGGCCCACCTTCTGGTTCAGCTTCTTGCTCCATATCTCTATATAATTGTGAAATTCTATCTTCTAAATCTGCTTTATCAGCTCTTAAATCTAATATATCATCAAAAGAAACTCTTTCGTCTATATTATTTTCTCTAATAATTTTTTTATATGCTTCAGAATAATTTTTTCTAAGATGAGTTCTATATTGGTTAAATAATTCCCTAACATCATCAGCAATACTATCAATTATATTATCTTTAGTATCACGAGATAATTTAGTAATATATTTTCTTAATTCATCAAATTCTTTATAAGTAGAATCAAGAGCGGGAACATAATCTATTTTCCAAGTAACAGATTTGGTTTCAGGGTCTATATTAGTTACAACAGATTTTACCCCATCTACAACTTTAACATCTCCAACTTTTCTCTCTACTTCTTTAAGTTTATACTTGAACCCCATTTGCTAATTTAATTTCTTTTATAAGTTCATAATATTGTAACAAGTCAACTAAATTATTATTATCAACTTTAGCTGTTTTATCTAATTCAACTAAATATTTAATTACTTCAGTTATCTTAATTTGGATAACTTTATCTTTAATATTTTTTGATTCTTTATTTAAAATAGACTTTAATTCTTGAATTTTAGTATTATAAAAACTTCTTAATCCTGGGGTTGAATCAACAGAATTAATAAATTCTTTAAGAACTTGTTTTTGTTCAGAAGATAAATCTTGGTATTTATTATTAAATTTTTCTAATATTACTTTATAAGTAAGAATTCTTAAATCTTTATCATAAGTTGAGAATTCTTTTAAAATATCTTCTTTAATATTTTTAGCTTTTACTTCCTTTTTAGTTAGATGTTCTAATAAGGTAATTTTACTACTAATTAATTGTTCAGTATCTACAGAATCTTTTATATTATATCCTTCAATTAAAGTATATAAAGCTGCTAATTCTTTATAGTCTATAATTTTTGAACCAAAGAAAACATCTAAATCATAATGTTTTTTAATTTCATTAATTAGGTTGTATTTTTGTTTTTTTAAAGTAGAACGATTAAACTTTTGGGATGATTCTAAAATAGTAGTAACTACCATGTTAGCTCTTCCCTCATTTAAAACCTTAGATTTTAAAATAGATTCATACAGTTTATATTCACGACCTAAAGAAGTTTTTATAAAGTATTCTTTTAATATATTGATAGCGGGAGAGTTTCCTCCTTTTAAAGTATCTGCCGTGATTTGGCGTACCAGTAATTCAAAAAGAATTCCGGTATTTTTATACTTAGAATGTTTTATTTTCATTAAAAAATATATTTATTTATAAATATGTAAAAAGTATTATTCCTTCAACTGGGATTCATCTAATAGTTTACTATTAGTTTTATTATTTTCAAACACTAGTTGTTTCTTATTAATTTTTTTAAACATATCTTTATTCTTCATATATGTAGTTTTAGCAGATTCTAAAGCTAACCCACTTTTATTTGTATCTGTTCTACTATTTGATGAATCATTTTTATCAGTGTCTTTCATTCTTTTTACCCCTAAACGATCTTTTCCAAAATTAGAATCTTGAGTTCCTATTTTAGTTATAGAATCTTTAGGTCTTCCTAAATCTAAATCATCTCCATATCCCGCAGGTACATTACCTGGGTCTGAATACATTCTTCCTTTACCATATAATGAAGCTAAATCATGAGGAGTACCATAAGATTTACCTGTTTCAACTGGATCATTACCTTCAGCTTCAATTTGTTCTATTCTAAATTTACGTTTAGCATCCTCTCTTATTAAATCTCTATACTCGTCATACTGATCTTCACTAAAGTTAAATATATTATCATAAATCCAATCTGTTGGAATTAATTTTTGCTCCTGTAAAGATGCAGCTAATTCAGCTTTAGATTTTAATAATTCCATTCTTTCTTGTTCAAATATAATTGAGGGAGAATTTAATGAAATTTCAAAATTTGTTAAAGATTCGTCTGTATAACCTTGGGTGTATAAATGTACTAATGCTATTTTATTTAGCTCAGATACCATTATTCTTTGTAATCTTTCTATAGTACGAGCAAATCTAATATCTTCAGCAGCTAAAGTAGCTTTTCCTTCTAAGTCCTTCTCATACCCCAAAAATGCTTTAGGTATTTTAAGTGCGGCAAATAATTTTTCTCTTAAATATTCTACATCTTGGATACCATCATACTGTAACCCTGGTGTTGTATCTATTTTAGTTGTAGTATCATTTCCACGGATTGGAATATAAAAGTCTTCAAGCATATTTTGCATGTTATACTTTAAATTATATTCCCCTGTTTTTTCATCCATATGTGGGGTACGTTTCATATTGGAAATAGTTTTTTGCATAAATGCATCTACTTCATTTGGAGGAATAGAACCAACATTCATATAAAAAATACGTTTTTCAGGAGCACGAGCAATTCTATGAATTAACATCGCGTCTTCCATTAATGTATATTGTTTAAATAATTTTCTAGCAGGCTCAATATAAGAACGTCCATAAGGTAAATAATTAACATCTGCAATTAACCTAAAATGAGCCATTTCATAATTGTCAAAATATACACCAGGAGAATTGTTTGGGTCTTGACCTGGTACTCTATACATTCCTGAGTTACTGTTTACTATCCCATCTGGAGAGTATCTATATCTTATATCTGCTGGGTTTTCTGGGTTGAATCCTTCTTCTCTGCTTATATGAAATGCTGTATAGGGTATAACATTATATACTCCATATTTTTCTGCAATTTCTAGTTTTAGAAAAAAATCACCATACTTACACATCTGTCTAGTCCATGACCATAAATTAAATTCAATATTTAATACATCATAAAATAGGTTATATAATATTTTTTGTATATCTTCATTTGCAGACCTAATAGATAATACTTCCCCCATATCATTTTTAAGAGAAGACTCATCAGCTATGATATCTAAAGCAGAAGCAATAATTGCATCCTGATCCATTACATCATATTCTGAGTATAATTGAGGTCTGAGGTATTGGTAATTAAAATTAAATTGAGATCCATATAAAGAAGTAGAGCTATTAGTATATATTCTATTATATCTATCTATTAAAGAATTAGTTTCAATTTCTCCTGTTGATTGGATAGTACTACTATCCATTACTTTTACTTGATTTCCTCCTACATTTCTAATGATAACATCAGTTGAAAATAATCTTTGTAGTCTTGAAAAAATACTTTTATTCGCCATTTAGGTATATAATTATTGTTATAAATATTATTTAAAAAGCCAACTAATATCTTCTTTACCATGTTCTGTTTTTACATGATAAGGATTATCAGCCCCCTTTGAAAAATATGCCCCTTGATGTGTTGTTCTGTTTACTGTTATATTATTTAGGGCTTGTCTAGTTAAATCGATTCCTCGTTGTTTGTATTTTAAAGCAGTATCTCTAATATACATAGCAATTCCAAATGCCATAACTAAATCATCATTGTATCCTGATTGTGCCTCAGGTCTACCATTTCTCCAAATAAAAGTTTTCATTTCCTCTATTAATCTTTTAGATTGAAATGTTACTCCTTTATCAGAAATATATTCTTGAAATTTACCTACTACCATAGGTCTAGTTCTAGATGACATTGTAAATCCAGCTGTCATTCTAGAGGTATCCATATACTTATCAAAATATGAATCTACATTAGAATCATTTTTGGGTGAATAATATAGATTATTATAATTTCTATCTATAGCTGCTTGAATAGTTGCCCACCCAATATTAGCATTTTCAATTACAAGTAAAGCTTCATTATATTCAGTAGCTATACCTACTAATAAATGTCCATATTCTTTTGTTCCAATTTGTCCTTTATATTCAGCTACTTGTACATTATTTTCAATGTCAATTACATGAAATGCAGAATAATCTTTTCCATCTCCTCTAGCAACATCAGCTACAACCATATAAGATCTTGAATAATCTGCAGATTCCCAAACCCATAAATTTTGATCTGCACCTCTTCTTTCTAATGGTTCTTTAATATAAGATTTTTCATAATATTCTATATATTCAGGATAAAATACAATATCACCAGAAGTAGAAAAATCACAATCACATTCCTGAGCAGCCATTCTAGGGTCACCTAATAATTCATCTTGCCTTTTTCTCCAGGTTTCATCTCTTTCAGGGTGTACATACCATGGTAATTTTATAGGTAAAAATTCATTTTCTGATGCTTCTGCTCTTGTCCATGTTTGGTGAAACCAATTACCAGTACCATAAGGTGTACTTAAAGCTATACACCCACCACCCGTTGCTAGTGTTTGTTGTGCTGAAGCCCAAATTTCTCCGATATTATCAATAAAAGCTGCCTCATCAATTAGTAGTAAAGATACTGCTTCTGATCTACCTGCATCCGAACTTGCTGAGGTTGCTTTAATTTGGGATCCATTTCTAAATCTAAGATTTAATTTATTATTTTCAGCGGCATCTACTTTAAGCCAACTAGGTAAATTTTCATACATAAATTTTACCTTTGTAACCATATTCTTAGCTGTTTCCTGTTTTGTAGCTATACAAAGTATATTTTTATCTTTATGAAATAACATTAACCATAAAGAATAACCTGCAGATAGAGTTGATATTCCTAATTGTCTAGATTTTAAAATAATAGAGTAAGGATTATCTCTCATTAAAGTTAATACCCTTTCTTGGAATGGATATAAATTAAATTGTATACGTCCCCTTTGAGGATGTTGTATATAACAATATTTACGCATAAAGTGAACTGGGTCTTTAGCGCATCTAATATATTCCTGACGTATTACTTTTTTTAAATCCGACATTTTATTTTGTTAAAACTAACACTCCTACCACAGCTAATATTCCTACCCCTCCATATAGTTTAGTTTTAAGTTTTTGTTTTTTTAAATCTGCTTGTAACTTTTCACTTAATTCTTTAGATAAACCTACTTGATTATCTTTATTATTTACTATTCTTTCAAAATTACTAATTTGATTTTTTAAATTAAAAACTAAATCACTTTGTGATAGAAACTTATTATTGGTTTCTGTTAAAAGTACTTGCATTGTTTTTATTTCATTACTTAAACCATCACCTTTTAGTAAATCTTTTATTACCAGTTTAGCTATTGGTTTAGTTAATTGAATCTTTGTACTGTCTATAGCGTTCTGCGAAAAAGCGTTCAAGCTCATCATCACCAAAACTATCAACAGCATCAATTTTTTGTTGAGTTTCATTTTTAATAACATTAATTTTAAGATTAAGATTTTTAATTCTTTTATCATAATTGGCTAGTTGGTTTTCTAGTACTTTAGATTCTTTAACCAATTCAGAATTTTCAGCATGAAGTGAATCTACTTTTGCTTCTAAGGCTTGTATCTTTAGACTATAATCTTCGACATAATCTTCTTTTTTTGAAAAAAAATTAAAAACTATAATACCTGCCCCTAATATAACAAATAGATGATAATTTTTTTTTATCCATTTAAGCATAATATTTTTTTATTTGTCTATAATAGCATCTAATTCTTTCTTAAGTTTTGTTTTTTTCTTAAGATCAGCTACTATTTGTGCCTTTTCTTCACCTTCAGCTTCTTTATATTTACGAGCTAAAGATTTCATTTGTTTAGTTAGTTGAGCAAGTTCTTCTTTTGCTTTAGCTAAACCCTTAGATTTATTAAGGTCTGATTTTGAAGGTTCAAGTTCATCCTCTTCATTCATATCCATCTTAGACATTAAATCTGCTGTTTTTTCTAATTCTTTATTTAAATCTTGTTGAACTTTTACATCATTTTCAGTTGCCTCAGAAACAAGGGAAGATTTAATTTGCTCTTTGATAAAAGCTTTTAATTCAGATTTTTTCATTTTTAGATTTTGTTATAAATATATTAAGAATTAATAACATTTAATATTTGTTTAATTCGCTCATCTGTAGTACCTTTAATTTCTGATAAATGGTTTGTTTTATAACCATGTCTTTTAATTAAATGCACAATAGAAAAATCAATTAAATCTCTATAATGTTCATCTGTTTCTCTTACTCCATTATTTTCTATAGGAATACCTTCAGGTGAAATGTAAAATATATAATCATATTCTCTAATAAAATTAGAAGCATATTCTTCAAATCTTTTACTTTCTGTTAAATCTATTGATTTTGCTGATTTTGTAAATGCTATTACATCAAATATAGTTCTATCAGTTATTAGATCATTATGCATTAATTCTGCACAACGTTCAGCTAAAAATACAGTTTGACCCTTTAATGTTGAATCCGTGTTTAATGGTATACCTAGATCATTTAAATATTTACTACGTTCAGTAGCAAATTTATAATTTTTAAATTGTTCTAACTCCTTTAAAGCATTAACTAATGTAGTTTTACCTACTGACATTGTACCACATAAACCTATTTTCATAATTAATTTCTATGTTGATCTAACTTATTTTTCATTGATTGGTTTTTATAATATGGTAATCCCTCTCTTTGCTTTCTCATTTCTTTCCATTCTTCTAAGGTTTTCTGCATACCATAAAGATAATATTCTTTTTTTCTATTATTTCCTTCTGGAATTAATGCTGGGCCTTCCCAATTGTGTAATTTACCATCCCACACATATGCTATGGTACCATCAGCTTTTTTTAATTTTTTTGATTGGGGGAAAGGTTGTCCTGATTCTATTTTCATATTATTTATTTTATACCTTAATATACGTAATTTATTTTGCTTCTCCTAATATATTTTCAGCAACATAAGTACCTTGTGCACCACTCACCGTTATACCTCTAGCAGAAAGAGCATCACCAACAAAGTGGACGTTAGGATACTTGGTAAGAGCTAGATTTGAGTAATCGACGAGTGGCT